AGATTTTGAAGACAAGATTCATTATCGTATGCCACTAGGATCTCCGATTACAACAGAGAATAATATATTACATGGATTTGGATTAGTTATTTCCTTTCCACTCTTTAATCATAATGTAACTGACTTTAGATCTAAGAATATATATTATTATAACGAACAAGCAAGTTCAGCGTTTTACTCATACGAGTTTCTTAAAGCTTGGTGGGAAGAAAAAGGTCAGTAGTTATCGCTCGATGACGTATTTGATAATGAACGTGAAGAGAATAAATTTTATGGAGAATTGTAAAAATGAGTTGCATATATAAAGGCGAAGTTGTAGAATCAGAATTGTCTGCCAATAGTAAAGGCGGAACTGAGCAGATGAGACAACGTTTAATAGATAACATTGATAAAGAAGTATTAGAAAAAGTTGCTATACATTTATCAAGACCAAGAGAATTATATGATGATGTACCGAATATCCTTTGGTGCCATGATCTAGCAGAAGATCCCGAGAATAAAGTATTAAGAGATGGTGGTTGGGATAAGTTCAATCATTTTGTGTTTGTCTCTGCATGGCAAAGAGATCAATATGTTGTGAGATACGGCATTCCTTATTCCAAATGTTCTGTTATTAATAATGCAGTTGAAAAGAAATACGAACCAAGAGAAAAAGATTTAGAAACCATTCGTTTCATATATCACACAACTCCACATCGTGGTCTTGAATTGCTTGTGCCTGTATTTGAAGCGTTATGTAAACAACACGACAATATTCATCTTGATGTATATTCAGGATTTGAAATATACGGTTGGGAACAACGTAACGAAGCATATAAGGGTTTATTTGAAAGAATTAATCAGCATGACCAAATGACTCATCATGGAGTTGTATCAAACGATGAAGTTCTCGAAGCTTTAGATAAGGCTCATATATTTTTATATCCAAATGTATGGAAAGAGACATCATGTATCGCGCTGATAGAAGCAATCAAATCTCAAGTAATATGTATCCATCCAAATTATGGAGCACTGCCTGAGACCGCATCAAATGCAACCATTATGTATGATTGGAACGAAGATGTCAATGCTCATGCAAACTTCAGCTTTGCAGTTGCGAATCAAATATTAAATCAGATGAAACAAGATCCTAGATACTTTCATGGATTTACTTTCTCTGACAGATTTAACCTAGCAAGAAACAGTATCGGTTCTTTTGCTACTATGTGGAACACTCTATTAAGGAACATCGGAGATGCCTACCAAAGATAACATAATTCAGTTTCCAATATTGAATGAAGACATTCAATGGACTCCCGAAGACGTAGGAAAACGAATTCGAGAATATAAAGAAAGTTATTCGTCAGAGCTGACTGAAATCATTTGGGAAAATGTATTAGGAGAAATGGCTCGAGCTGGGTGTAACCTAGACGAAGATATATCTCTTTACTTTCCAAGTATGATATTGATATTTGAATCTATAAGATCTTTACATTTACAGACAATGGGTGTAGATCACGAATTGCAGCAGTTTGCGGAGAACCATGTATTTGTTGCCGAGACTGATACTCCAGGATTAGTAACTGGCGGCTATATGAAAAATGTTGAAAAAACTATTGACAGCGATGAAGAAATAGATTAAAATAGCTAATACAAATTAAATTATGAGTACACACTATGATATTAGTAGATTATAACCAAGTTATGCTTGCGAGTCTTTTCGCAGGTATTGGTAATCATACAAATGTGGAATTAGACGAAAATTTATTGCGTCATATGTTCCTTAACTCAATTAGGTTCAATCGTAAAAAGTTTTCTGAACAGTATGGAGAAATTGTTCTGTGTTGTGATAACACAAATGTTTGGAGACGTGATTACTTTCCTTATTATAAAGCAAATCGCAAAAAGAATCGTGAAGAATCAGAATTAGATTGGAATATGCTATTTGATGTCATTCATCAAATTCGTAAAGAAATAGAAGAATTTTTTCCATATAAGGTTTTATATATAGATCGTTGTGAAGCTGATGATATTATCGCAACACTGTGCATGGAATATGGCACCGAACTTAATACAGGTTCAGAACCAATTTTGATTCTTTCAGGTGATAAGGATTTCATTCAATTACAAAAATATGCTAATGTGGACCAATACAACCCAGTCTTAAAGAAATGGGTAAGGCATGCAAACCCCCATCAATATACTCAAGAACATATTTTAAAAGGAGATGTTGGTGATGGTGTACCAAATATATTGAGCCCAGACAATTGCTTAGCTGTTGGTGATAGACAAAAGCCAATGACAAAGAAAAGAATTGAAATGTTTACCAATACTCCAGAGCAAATGGATGAGGAGACAAAGTTGAGATTTAATCGTAACAAGCAAATGATTGACTTAACGCAAATTCCTGAGGAATATAAAAATATTATCCTCGATGATTATAATAACCAAGAAGAAGTTAGCAGAGCTCATCTGTTCAATTACTTCGTTAAACAAAAGCTGAAAAATTTAATTTCAGATATACAGGACTTTTAATATGGCAAGAGATGCAATATCAAAAATTCTTACCTCTGCAGGTAAAGAAAAAACAGTAAAAAAGAAAATTTCTGTTTTATTAGAAAATGATTCGGTTCCTTTAAGAACAATATTAAGATTAATTTATGACGATGATATTGAGTTCTTAGTACCTGATACACCACCACCTTTTAAAGAAAACGAGCTCAACGATTTAGATACACTATTATATCGTGAAGCAAGACGTTTGAAAATTTTCTTCAAAGGTGGAGGATACGACGATCTTAATCAAATAAAAAGAGAATCGTTATTCATTAGTTTGTTAGAGGATCTTGACGCAGATGATGCTAAACTCCTAGCAAATAATGTAATAAGTCATACACCTGTTAAAGGATTGACAAGAAAAACCGTAGAAGCAACTTATCCTGAGTTGTTTACTACTCCGATGGACATGAGTTAATAAGGAGATCCAAATGGCAAAGCGGTTAAGAAAGTTCCGCGATTCCGATTGGGAGGAAACTACAAAACAAGAAAAAGAAAGAGAAAAATATCAGAAAAGTCGTAGATCTAAGGATCGAAAACAAAGAATTTCCGATAAAAGACAGTTTTTATCATAAAAACTATTGACATTTCTTCCGTTTCTTGTTATAATATTAACTGAAATGGAAAAAGAATGGGAAAAAAAGATGGATCATAGAACAGATAAGCTGATCCTCGTAGACTGTGACGGTGTGCTATTGGATTGGAAATATGCTTTCTACAAGTGGATGGCTGAAAACAATTACAAAATAGCAAAGGAAGGAATCTATGATGTTTCCGAATCCTTTGGAATTACTAAGGAAGAATCAAAAAAACTTGTTAGACAATTCAACGAATCTGCAAGAATTGGATTTCTACCTGGTCTAAGAGATGCTATTAAATATGTCAAAAAATTACATGAAGAAGGTTATATTTTTCACTGTATTACTTCTCTTTCTACTGATTACTATGCCGGTAAACTGAGACAGCAAAATCTCGAAAAGTTATTTGGTTATGGAGTATTTGAAAAAATTGTATGTCTTGACTGCGGACAAGATAAGGAAGAAGGACTAGCACCTTATATTGACAGCGGTTGTCTTTGGATTGAAGATAAACCTAAAAATGCTGAACTCGGAGTCGAATACGGCCTAAGGTCTGTATTAATAGAACATCTTTTCAATACTGATTATTCCAATCCTCAAGTTCAAAAAGTTAAAAATTGGAAAGAGATTTACGAATCAATTGTATAAATACTATTATGCAATATAGGATTGGATATTAAATGCCTACATATATCTTTGAAGATCAAAATACAGGTGAACAATTTGAAAAGTTCATGTCAATCTCGTCCAGAGAACAATACCTCAAAGACAACCCACATTTAAAAACTCTAATTACTTCAGCGCCCGGCTTGAGTGATGCGGCGCGACTTGGACGATTAAAACCCGACCAAGGTTTTCGTGATTTACTTTCGTCAATGAAAAATAATAAATCATACACAGGTAACAAAATCAACGATTGGAAGTAATTTTCAATTGCCTTCATGAATTGATTTCAAAGGAGGTTTTATGTCAAGACAGCGTCGTTTATCACCAAAAGAGAAAAGGAGAAATGCAGCGGAACAAAGGAGATCTTTGGATACAAAATTTTCAATGCATAATATTTCGCCATTGACTCCAACTCAAGCGGATATGTTCGACAGCTATACAGCTGGTTATAATATTGCTGCGGTAGGAACAGCAGGCACAGGAAAAACAATGTGTGCTTTATATCTTGGTTTATCTGATATTTTAAATGATGATAACTATGACCAAGTTATAATTGTTCGTTCAGCGGTACAGACAAGAGAGCAAGGTTTTATGCCTGGATCTCAGGCTCAAAAAGAAGCCGTATATTCTGTACCTTACACTGATATCGTAAACAATTTGTTTGGCAGAGGAGATGCTTGGGATATTCTCAAACAAAAACGTTCTGTCAAATTTATGACATCGTCGTTCGTCAGAGGATTAACATTTGATAACTCTATTATTATTGTAGATGAATGTCAATCAATGACTTACCATGAACTCGATAGTATTATTACACGAGTTGGCGATTCGTCAAGAATCATATTCTGTGGTGACACCGCTCAAGATGATCTTGCTGGAACTAGACACAAACATGATACATCAGGTCTCGCAGATTTTTTAAGAGTTATAAGAAGAATGGATCACTCATTTAAAACAATTCAATTTGGAATTGAAGATATTGTAAGAAGTGGTTTAGTTAAAGAATACATCATAGCAAAGGAGAGAGCAGAAATCAGGCCAGCATTAGTGGCCTAATAAACAAAGGGATGGTGGCTTCGGCCACCATTTCCTATTCAAGGATTATATTATGAAATTATTTGAACATAACGGTGAGGCTCCTGTCCTCGAAAGATTAACAAGATCGAATGTTGATGGAAAAAGAATCTATCAAACTCCTTCCGGTGACGGTTACCCTTCTGTTACCACGGTCTTC